CCCTTAGCGTTAGGGTACGCTGGGAAGCCTTTAGCTGGGTAGTCTTTGGTTTGCATTACACAAACCGTCCTTTGGTTTTACCGCGAATGGCTTTACCATCAGCTTTAACCGCGCCGCCTTTAGCCATACACTTAGCCATCCCACCTTTTTTCATACCCATTGAACCCATATCAGGTGCTTTAGGCGGTGCTTTGTCACCTTTATTCATTTTAGTTTTTTCCATCTTCTCACCTTTAGCATATTGCTGTGGGGAAATCTTACCTGACTTAATGGCTTTACCTTCTTTCAATTCTTCGCTGTATGATTCTTTACCTTTGAAGATTGAGTCTAAACCACCTTTACCAAACTTTTTACCTTTATCTGCTTTCATAAATTCTTCACCTGTTGATTTTGAAATACCTACGCGTTTAGCTGCTTTTGGGTTATTTGCAACCATCGCCATTAAATTATGCTGAGCACGGGATACACTAGGAGCCACAATTCCACCTTTTCAAAGAAGCCGCCTTACGAGTTGGCTTACCATTTTCATCTTTCATAGGTCCGGGAGACCCTGCCATACGCGCACAAAAGGACTTACGTCTGGCTGCATCTTTTTTGGTTTTAGGGTTTGGCGCTGGTGCTTTTAAGTTAGAGCCAGTCGCCGCATTGTATTTTGCGCGACCCTTTGCTGTAAGACCTGCACCTTTAGAGACGGGAAGTTTCTCACCTCTACCTACTGCTAATACTGGAGCTTTTTTTGCCATCTTATTTACCTGAGAAGTGCTCAAATGCCCAGCCAACTAAACCACCAAAAGCTGCACCTACACCACCCATAACCATTAAAACGTGCCATCCGCCTTTAGCTTCCGAAAGAGTCTTGCTTATCTCAGCAACGGAAGCTTTAAGTTCTTCCATATCCTTAACCAACTTATCCATATCTGTTTGCAAGTGTTTAATCTCGTTTTCATGAACAGCTAGTTTAATTTGGTCGTCCATCATGGCTTACCCGTAAAACGCGGTTATCGCTGATACGTTAGTTAATGCGGCATAAATGTTATTTTGGAACAGTATGCCCTCACCAGGTAGGATTACATAGATGGTAAATGAGTCACTTGTACCGACATCAAGCTCTAATAAAGTTGTTCCTGATGCCCCACCGTCTTTAAATATAAGACTACCGTCAAGACCATTACCTCGATAAGACACAGCTTTTAGGCGGTTGCGATTAGCTGAAACAGTTCCACTAGCCGTTAAATGCGTGGATAATATATCTGTTTGCATACCCATAATTAATCTCCTAAGTAAAAGGGGAGGCGTACCTCCCCATGACTAATTACGCAGTTTGCGATGTTGGGTTATAAGTACCGTCAGACAAGCGAACAGTATACGTAACTTGAAGCGTCACAGACCCCGTAGTTAAAGTTGCTGCTTTAGTAGCTGTATAAGTAACAATCGCATCTGTAGTACCGACATTATTAAACAAAGATGTTACAGCATCAGCGGCAGTTGCAGCTGTCATATTAGCTGGAGCAGCGGGACCTGTAACAGTAGTAGCAGCTGTAACGTCAGTAGCACCAATACTTAACTTGACTGTTGTTGCACCACTAAATGTGGCTGTAACGTAGTATTTAAAATACGTAATCATTGCCCCTGCTGGAAGCACAAACGCAGTACCAGTAAGCGAACTATTGATTGACGCGAAAGGTAGGGTAATAGTTTGAGTGACCTCAGTGACGCCCATATTGTTGATAGTACCAGCAGTTGTGCCAGTTGTGTTAGATACGGTTCCAAGTCTCCAAGGACCAAAGTGTGATGCTAAACCCATTTTAATCTCCAAATACACGTAAGATACGCAGTCTTGTGTAAAGCTTGCTAGGTCAATCTGCGCAAATAATTAAGTTCCTAGATTTGGGGGTGATAGTACCAATTACACTGCTTATGCGCAAGCTATTTTATTTGCCTTTTTGAGGTTGTCTGTTTTAGGAATTACTTGCAGATTCCAAGGCACATGCAGCCCACATACAATGTCATTTATTAGCGGGATTATATGGTCTACTTCATACCGAACACCTGTTAATTTTGTTATCTTTTGTGCTTCTGTATAGAGCTGTTTTATATCTTCTCTCTGCTCTTTTGTTAACCATGCAGGGGTAGCTTCGCGGTGCCTGCGTCTACGAGCGTTACCTAATACTCTATACACTTCTGGATTTTCTCGCTTGTGGTTGTTTCTATGTTTTCTTTTTTCTTCGCTGGGTCTAGCAGCAGCTTTAGCTTTGACTAAATCTTTGTTTCTTTCATAGTACCGTTTACCTGCGGCTTTTGATGCTTCTGATTTGGGTAACGCTTTACGGCGCTCATTGTCAGTAACCCAATCCTCTCTCATGCACTCAGTACAACATCCTTTTGTTTTGCGTGGTGCTACGTGCCCGCGTGTACAAGGTTTACCTGTGAAATAAAATTTAGCGCCTGTACGTTTTGCTTCTTCTCTTGTAGCTGGATATTCCATGCTTTTCTCCGATATGTGATTTGACACGGGAAATCATATCACAAAAAGAAACCCCCGTAAAGGGGGCTTCCATAAACACGTAAGTGCTTGATTTTACTTAGCTTGTACCTGGTGAACCGTACACACCTAATGGATCTGAGAACCCAAAAGAGTAACGTTCACGAGCACGGAAACGTAAGTTCCCAGTGTCGAAGTCACCGTCGGTAGAAGTAGATAACGGAGTTCTAATGAAATGTTTCAAGCCATTTGGCACGTCAGTCAACAAGAACCAACCGTTATTGTCGGTTAACCAGTGATTGAGTGTATAGCCTTCTGGAATCGCGCCGTTGTTTTTGAGTGCGTTAACGTCATTATCAGTTGTACCAACCCGTAATTCAGTTTCAAGCAAACGAGTTGCAACGAATTGAAGTGAAGGAGGGATAACTAATTTTTTAGGTTTAGCTGCAATCAAAAGACCACGTTCGTCAGTCCAGCCAGCGATTTGAATAACAGCCGCTTCAAGTGAAGTTTCGTTTAAATCTGCTGCTGTAGCAGGACGGTTACTAACAGTTGAGCCGTTGATTAACGGATGGTTAGTTACAGTGCCTGAGCCGTTAGTACCAAACAATGATACACCATCACCACCTAAGTAGTTTTGGTTAAAGCCGTTGTTTAAGATATTAGCCGCTTTAACTTGTTTTGTGTATGCCATACCACGAGCTAAGTCTTTGGTATAACGAGCTGACAATGAGTCATACAAGTTATCTTCCATCGCTTCTTCAGTGATAGCAAAACCATAAGCAATAGTTTCGTGGGTATAGCGTGTTGACCATGCTTCTTGCGCAGTGTCGTAAGACATTGCTTGGCCTTCGTTTTTGGTTGGCGCAGCGCCAAAACCAGCGAGTTTTAATTCTTCTTCGAATGAACGATCAGAACTTTCAATCTCAAAGATTTCTTTGTGCTCTTCACCATAACGCGCGTACTCATTACCAAATAAGGCGTTCAGCCCAGGAATGAGTTCTTTTATCTGTTGGGATCTAGAAATAGCAGCCATTGATTAAGCTCCTGTAGTTTGACGATAGAAATGAACACCTAACTGGTAGGTGACTAATGCTTCTACAAATGTACCATCAGGAAGCGCTGTGTCTTTTACTAAATCAACAATACGGAATGGTAGCGTCGCTGTAGTTGCTGCAACAGCAAAGTTAGCTGATACCAAACTGTTTCCAGTTGAGGTGCTCATTGGTACTGCTGGTTGGTAGTAACCAATGTTTTTACCTACTGCGGCAACAGTAGCAGCACTAGAAGTATAGGCTGTACCTGCGTTAGTTAAGGTAATTTTTAACACTGCTTCTGGGTCTTCGCAGACAAGTGCCATAGCATCAGATGCTACAGTGCCTGTTGGCCAGAATTGTTTGTTAACGAAGTATTTTAAGTTAGGGTCTGTAAAGCTACAGCCTAAGAAGATACCTACAGGTTTAACGGTTGGAAAAGTGCTTTGTGTTACGTTAGAGCCAGAAGCGTTTACGCGAACAATATAACCACCAGAAATACCCACTAAATCGCCAAAGCCAATGTTTTCCGCATAAGCAGAAGCAATAGGTAATTGACGTACCGCGCCAGCGTAAACTTGACCACCGATCAAGTTAACTGGATTGAATCCTTGGATTCCTACAGCCATAATTTCCTCCAAATAAGGACGATAGCGGCATTTTATCTACCGCTGCCAAAAGTTACTTTCGAGTTACGATCCGTGAATTTAGGCATTCTTGGGTCGCTTTCTCTCATTGCGTTGTGATCTACGGAATCAGTTTGTGCGCGTGTCATGTTGTTGAAATAAGCATTTCGTTGCTCTGCAACCTCAACAGGCATTTTACACAGCATGAGTCCACCAAGTTCGATGTTTTCATTGCCAGAACCTCCAGCCGAGCGAGTATCAAATGTCATATCAATCTCGGGGTGGTCTTTCGCGGAGCATGGAACCCATCCTTCGCGTTTGGTAGTGCTAACATTTTTGTGGTCTGGATTATTCAAATACGAAGTACGAATCCATCGGAAAACCCAACCTGGTTGTGGCGTTGGCTCTGGTAAGTCATTTGCTGGCTTCCATGTAGCCGCCGCACGTTCTGTTTGTTGGCGAGTTTCTTGTTGTCTATTTCGTGGCTCAGTCATTTGGTAATCCTCATTGTAATTTGGCGACTTGTCTTGCGTAGTCCTGTAAGGACACGCCCAAGCGTTTTGCGATGGCTACTTGCGTAGATGAAAGCGTGACTTTTTTAGAGGGCGTCGTTCTTGACGCTGGCGCTACAACGGTCCCGTTTCGCGTAGCCCCCTTGAATCTATCTGGAAAAACCTCTCTCATCCGTTTATCTATTTGCACATAATAATCGGGGTCGGTTGTAGGGTTTACTCCTGCGTTAACCAGATTTTCATGTACCGCATAGGCTAAATTGGTCATTTCTCTATCTTGACCAAACCATGAATTTTTGGCTGCCCACGTTTCAGCCTTTGGATCGCGTGGTTTTTCTACTGGTTGTTGGTACTCAGTATAAGCAGGAACTTGGGGTGATTGCAAGTTTTGTTGCGCTGGGCGATAATTTTTTAATTGGTCTGCCTCAGTCTGTACTCGGTAAAGTTCTCTTTGTGCCATAACAAGCGCTTCAGAGTCATTGTCTTCATATGCTCTTTTATACTGTGCTTCTGCTATAACCGTATCATATACAAGCTTTTGTTGCGCTTGCTCGATCAGAGCTTTTTCACCCCATGTGAGTGTTTCTTTTAACCGATTATTTTCTTCAAGGACAGCTTTAGCATAGTTAACTGCCTCTGCACTTTGACGCGCAATGGCTTCTTTTGCGCGACGCTCGTCATGATATTTACGGTTTACTTCGTTAATTCTTTTTTGGACTTTAGTCGAATACTGACTTAACTCGTCATCGCTGACTTCTTCCGCATTTGCTAGCGGCTCTCTGCCTCGATCTTCCTCAGGAGTATCGTCTTCTATTTCAATATCAATATCGCTGTCGTTATCTAATACATCAACTTCTTCATTTAAATGTTCCATAATTCCTCCTAGTAAGCTCTACCAAAACCTTCAACAGTGGTTGCTACACCGTCTACTTGGTCGTCATATACAATGCGAAACTCTTTACCCATTACCTTACCGCGAGTACCTGAATAAGCACGAGTAATCACAAAATCACCTACTTTGCACCAAGCTCCGTTTGGAAAACGCACTTTGTCTTGATATGCGTCAGGACCAATTTTTACTACCATACCGATAGTTGATGCGACTTCTTCTTTCTGAAGCGCACTTGTTGGCTTAATAATCCCACCTGTTGTTTTTTCTTCAATCGTTGGTGTGATAATAAGGATTTTTGGACCCACTGGGTCGGGCAGCATCTCAATTAGTTTTTCTAACTGATCTTCTGTAGCTTCCTTGTCAATTGCGTCAATACTACTCATCGTCGTACTCCATCTGTTTTTTAGCGAGGCTTTTATACGTATTAAGCGCGAGTGTAAGCCCCGAAAGTACACCCACGATTTGCTGATAGTCAGCGAAATCTTTTATACCGTTGGCAGTAGCCAGCGCATCTCTGCGGCTGGCGATCTGTTCGTTTATCTCTTTTGTGAACCAGTCATCAAAATTGAATGCCTTCATTGAGGTTGTCCACTAGGCTGTTGTTGCGCTTGCATGGCTTGTTGCTGCGCTGCCTGTTGAGCTTGCTCTTGCTGTTGCTGCTGCATTGCAAGTTGTTGCTCTTTAACCGCTTGAGCCATTTGCATCTGCTCCATAGCTTGCTCTGCGCCCATCAAATTGATAGCGTGTTTAGCGGCGAGTTCGTCGCCTTTAGCACTTGCGTTAAGGACTGCTACGCGCTCTTGTAGATCAATCTTTTTCTGTTCAATGTCGAGTTTGCCTTTAACTTCTATCTCTTTAAGCTCAAGCTCTTTCTGCTGCATTTGAATAACAGGGTCTTGTGCTTGTTGCTGTGCTTGCTGTTGTTGAGCTTCGTTTTGATCTTTTTTAAGTAGCATATCAGATGCTTCAGCAAGTAATTTACTGAGTTTAACTTCCATATCTTCTGGAATTTCTTCCTCTGGTTTAGGCAACTCAACACCCATCATTTGCTCCATTTCTGACCGATACTGGAACGCCGCATGCTCCATAACGTGAGCTTGAATAGCCGCTTGAATCTGCTGACCATTGGTCATATTTTGAAACGCCTGCGCCATTTTTGGGTCATTTAACAGGTTTGTATGGATGGTCATATGAGCCATATGATCTTGATAAATAAAGGCTTTTACCTTAGTTCCCTTCATCAAATTCATGTTTTCTGACACAGGATCCATCGGTTTAACTTCTTTGCCAGCAGGGATAAGCGTCTCTACATTCTCGATGCCTAACGCTTTGAGCATCTGACTGTGCAGGTTTGCCATGTCATATATCTGAGGTGACTGCTGTGCTAGCTGTACTGCCGCTTGATACTGCATGACTCGTTGCGCCATTGTAGAGGCGTTAGGGTTACTTGTCGGTACAATCTCTACGTTACCATAGTCTTCTTCACGAGTGTGGGGCTTATCGTCGGTGAACACGATGTCGTAGCCTTCGTCACCTGAGTCTTTAATAATATCCGCAAGGAGTTTTAGCTCTTGGTCTAGTGCGTGATACACGCGACTTTGCACCGCTGACATTACTTTAAGTGTGCGCTCTAGGATAGCGAGCGTTGTACCCACAGGCGTTTGCCCGTTCATATCAGCTACTTTAAGGTCAGCTACCGACCCCATTCTCCGCCCTTCATCTACCACAGTCTGCAATAGTTGATACAGTACCGCTGACGGCTCTTTGTAAGGTAGAGGCAGAATATTGTCTTTTAGCGCACCTGATGGAATATCAACATCTTTAAATTCCCCTGGAGAAATTGGGGTATCATCGCCTAGGATTCGCATTCCGCGAGTTTTAAAGCCTGCTGGAAGATTTGACAACGTACCTGCATCAACCAACTGACGGATAATAGAGGTCGCACTTTTAGCAAAACCGCCAATAATTTGTACTAAACCAAACCCATAGAACCCATCAGCAGGTACGTAAGGGTAGTGAACATAATACTGTTTTTTAATTTTAAGCTCGTCGCTTTCCTTCCAGTTTCTGCGAATCCCTATGATTTCCATAGAACTTTTCTCGATAGTCACAACGTATGGAAGTGCAATTTCTGTTGGCTCACCCATCTCATCAAGGTCTTCAAACCCTTCTAAATCAAGGTCTACCATCATCTCAAGCAGGATATGGCGGTCATCATAAATAGCCGAGTAACCCCCTTCTTTGTCTTTTGCATCCTGAATTTTCTCAGTGTGCTTAGCTGGCTTCTCAAGCTCAACGTCTTTATAGAACCCAGATACCTGAAGTTTACGTAGTTCATTGTGGTTTTTACGCATTACATAAGTCGCGCGTGGGCAACTCGCTAAGTCAGACGTACCATAAGAAACCACAAAGTCTTCCGCTGGGATAAACACGCTGGTTTGGCGCCCTAGTGTTGGATCAAAATACACCTTCTTAAATGCTGACCCAATCAGTGCTTGCGCCCAAAACGTGCGCTCTTGCTCGTTTCTAAACTCAGGCATACGCTTCATAATCTGATAGTTCATATCAGCCGCTACGCGCTCTGCCGCCGCTTGTTTATCTGGTGTTTGCTTACCAAAAATCTCTGTTGAAACAGGACCTGCCGCTGGCAGTGTTTCGGTAATCATCTCCGCTTGAAACCTTACAACAGCTTCAAGTAGTAGCGGGTGGTTAACACCACAAGCTCCAGGCCAAGGCTCCATACGGTCATCATACTTAAGACCAAGCAAATCTAACCCGTCTTTGTACGTATCTTCCCAGTCTTTGCGTGAATTTCTATCATTATCATAGTCATGCACAAGGTCATTAGCCAGTGAAAAAAGATAGTCGTCGTCCAAATACTCCGCTAAGTTAGCGTCAAACTCAGGCACTTCTTCAATATCTGTGTCCTCACTATAGGCCATATAGGTCTCTTCACCTGTTTCTGGGTCTATATCCTGAATCTCTATTTCAATAGGTTCTTGGTCTTCGTCATCTAAGTTAAAGGGTGACATGGGTTGCGATATTGCCATATTTAATGCCTCAATGTTGTTTAATAGTAAGGTCTACGTCTGCGCGAATAGTTTTGTTGTTCATATTCCTCATCGCTTGAAGTTCTGACAAAGCCGCCTTGTCTAAAGCGTAGCATAGCTTGGCTCACGGTATCCACCAAATCGTCATGCTCACCAGCAGGGAAAGACGCTACATCGTCAATAAGCTCATCCGCCCAGCGTGTCTGTGGCGCCCATACAAACCCAGAGGCAAATATGTCCGCGATGCTGTTTATTCGAGATATTTTATCATTACCCTTCGTGGGTGTATATTCTTGCACTGGTATGCCCATGCGTCGAAGCTCATATATAAGCGGAGCACCTGATGCTCTTTTCTCAATAATCACCCCATCTGGGTTCCACTCTCTGTACACCTCAATCGCCCACTGCTTAAGTTCTGGGAATTCTACACGTTTCTTTACCGCGTCAAGCACAATAATATTGGGTCTTTTCTCTCCATCATCACCGTCATACTCAAACACGCCCCACACCGTTAAAGCACTGTAATCTGCCTTATTATGCTTCTCAAACGCGGTATCCCATGACATGAGAATAAAGTCTATATTCTTGGGTGGATCTTCTTTTTCCCACTCGCGCCACCACTCACGCTTAATTAACGCCCCTTCTTCGGACGTTGGGTTCTGTTGGTACTGTGCTTGCCACTTGGCATTTGGTATCTCTGCTTTAACAGCGTCGAGGGCTTCTAGGCTCCAATACTCCGGCCATAGTGATTTGCCTGAAGGCAAAATAGCGGGAAACTCAATGACATCCCAAATATCTGTGCTGTTGTTTTTCGCAGCAGAATTAATAATCTGCCCTGTCAGGTCACGCTTTGACCAACGAGTCATTACTAAAATAATAGACCCCCCAGGTTGCAAACGCTGACGAGGGCCCGACGTGTACCACTCATATACCTTATCGTAAATAGCAGGATTAGACTGCGCTGCTAAAGCTTCCGATTCAGTATGAGGATCGTCAATAATTGCATAATCAGCACCGCGACCAGCCAGCGCTCCTCCCACCCCTGTTGCATAATATTCTCCGCCATGATTAGTGTTCCAGCGTCCCGCCGCTTTCGAGTCTTGTCGAAGCTCTACATCAGGAAATATCTCCCGATATTCCTCACTCCCAACAAGGTTTCTCACCTTACGACCAAAACCCTCTGCAAGCTCTGACGTGTTCGAAATCTGCATAATCTTTTTCTTGGGGTATTTACCCAGTAGCCATGCAGGGAGAAGGTAAGATGCAAACTCCGATTTGGTGTGACGCGGCGCTAAGTTAATAATCACCCGCTTACGATCTCCGCAAGCAACAGACTCAAAAATCTTAGCTATTCGCTTGTGATGCGCCCCGTCTACGAAGTCTCCCCAGATAAATCTAACAAACGACATAAAGTCATTCTGAGCTTGCTCACGCAATTCTCTGCGTCTAAGCTCCTCAATCATCTGGGTTAGGCGGCGTTTTTCGTCTGGCGTAGCCAGTTGCATAGCCAGTTTTATTGCATTTTCATCCATTTTTAAGCCTAAACACTGCGAAATTCTGCATTGATGGCAGATGAATCAATAGTGGCTGTACTCGTGCGTCCAGAGATGCTTTTAATCAAGGAAGTAAGCTCAGATTCCAGCTCAATAGTCGTTTTTTGGTTAATATTAACCTCAATTTTGTCTGAAAATAACCCCACTTCTGAGCTTTTTGCAAGGAATTCTAGCGCTTTTAGGCTTATCTTCGGGTCTTCATGCTCGGCATGTTCAAACAGCTTATACACCACGTAGTTGCGCATCTTATTGCTGGGGTCAGCAAGGACGTAATCATGCTTTGCAAGCATCTTCTCAAGCACAATTGCTGTGCCTAGTGTACTTGGTTTGTCGGGGGCTGAGGGAGCCGCATGGTAGATTTGCATAGCTTCTTTCTTATCTTCTGCCGTAGGCACAGGCAAGTCAAAGCCCATTCTCTCTAGGAACGTAGCATTAAGCGTGAAACACTCTCTTGCACTAGCAAGCATAGCCTTAAATTCACTGGGATCATCTATCGCAGGTTCGATACTAAATTGTTCTTCCATAGGCGCGGTGGTCAAGTGCGTTAATATACCCCCCTCGTGGGGATGGGACCCTAAGCATAACAGCTTGGATTTATTATGACGGGTACTGGGGGGTGAATGCAATTTTTATTTTTCGTCAAATTTTATTAAAAATTATGGGGTATCTGTGATTGGTTTGGAATATGCAGGGGGACTTATGACGGGTACTGGGGGGTCTTTATGTGGGGATTTTTGGAAAAACTATGAAATGTTTGTCTGGATTAGAGATATAGGGCGCGGTAGGCTGTGCTGAGAAAAGTGGGGGGTGGGGTGTACTGGGGGTCGATAAGTGTTTGAATTTTATAGCCTTTTGTTATCGTCTCATTATGCTATAATTGTATGTCATTGATTTATATAACATTTACTAGTTTAACGTATCATATCACATAATAACCTTACAAACTGTAATGAAAAGCAGCATCATTTATCCCACGTGGGATTTATAGAGTATTATTAAGTAGTGAAAAGTAGTTGACGTGTATGTTAAGGCGTGTATAATGGCACGTAAGTTAAGGATTTAACCCGCTTGCCTTAACCTAATATCTTTTAAGTGGTGGCTTTATTAAGGTGGTTATTATGAGAAAACAGTATGTTTCATGGCGCGCGGCAGATATGGCATATGCTATTGAGTGGTATTTTAAAATGAACAGTTTTTATATTCGTGATTTAGCACGCGCTGAACGTATCGAATCGGACTTGCTTGATTTATCAAATGACGCGGTAAATGCCGCGCGTGATTTTACAGGCATTAACCCACGCGAATTGATTATCGAATTGCGTGACACTAAACACGTTGATAAGGCTTTATACAGTATAGCGTGGTATTGGCAATACGCAGTATTAACAAAAGATCAACGCGCGTTACTTGGTAAAAGTACAATGCAACAAATTAATTCTATTTATAAAACTCTATAACTAAAGGTGGTTATCGTGAAAACTAACGCAAAACAGATTGAAACACTTGCAACACTTGCAACCCCTAAACCGTTTGACGCGATTCAACAGACGTATTTTTTGGGTGTTGAATTAATCGGATTTAATACAGCAAGCGATAAAATTATCAATTTACAGAATGAAATAGAAGCAACAAAATCAGAAAAAGGCGCGCGTAAAAAAGCGATCGATTTAATGCTAAAAGATATGATTAGCAACAATGTTACGATGATAATGAAAGGCGCGGGTAAGACTAAGTGTCCTATACGCATTGAGTTAAAACGCGTATTAGATACTTCTAATTTAGCGGACGGTACAAAAAATAACATTATTACAGCGGTTGCATTCGCGCTTGAACACAAAAAACCCTACGACATAAAAGGGCCGGATAAGCATAACGCGGCTTTAAAAGCTGAAAAAGAAAAAGAAAAATTGAAAAATGACATTTTAAAGGATGCAAGTACGCCTGCAAGTACGCCTGCAAGTACGCCTGCATCAAGTACGCCTGCAAGTACGCCTGCAAAGGTTAAAGGCGATACAGTTAAAGATTATGTAAAAGATATGGCAATTTTATGCCAAACCGCTATACAAGCAACAGAAAAAAGACGTATGTTAAAGGATGATAAAGAACAAGTGTATAAGGATATAATCGAATTGTTTAACGAAGTTATGGATAATATGGCGTCGCTAAAATAGTCAACCGCCACATAGAATACCGCCTACGGGCGGTATTTTTTTACCTAAAATTTAACGATTAACCCGCATATAGCGGGCTTTTTTTTGCCTAAAATTCTACACGAAACGTAGTTGAGTGGTGCGTTTCATAAATCCCACGTGGGAAAAATGGAGTATTTCGGCTTCGCCTCATTACTGAACGGGTATCGGATAGCACAGGCACGGATCAAAACAGATATACCCCTAGATTGAACGGAATATAATAAAAAAGCCACGACCGTGACATGACCTAAGTTACCCTACCAGTAAAAGCTAAACGTCGCTTAGAACGCATTTAAACGCGCCTGCCCTTTATTTATCACGCGGGAGATATGCAAGAACGGGTTTACAACGGGTATCAGATAGCACAGCACAGAAAAAATTTAATTGCAAGCGAAATTATAGTAGGCATACCACCTTTTACTGTGCAACATTATGTGTGTGCCATGCAAATCATAGGCATTTCATATGAGTTTCATAGTTTTATTATTATTATTATTAGATAGATAGATATATATAATAGAAGGGCAACACTTATTTTAGAGAGTCTCCGGAAAATTAATTCCCACATTTTCTTTAGGGTTTTTAATCGTGATATTTTCATTCTCATTTTCTATAAATTTATACACTCTCAAAAATTAGTGTTGCCCCTCTATACACCCAACTAAATTTAACTAACCCTTCCAATTTTCCTATGCCTTTCATACAAAAACACCAACCCCATTTGGCACACAATAAATGTTGCACAATAAAAAGTCCCCCCATTTCCTACTTTCCTATGATTTGCATACACATCACATCATTAAATCTATTAACATCAACCCACTGACCAAATATTATCCGTGCATACAACAAGCCTACTTTCAAATCCATTAAAAAAACCCCAGTCTCACTTTTCCCACGTGGGAAATATATCTAATCCCCAGCCCCACACCCTTCCAATAAAACCATTCCAATAAAACCCACCCATCGCACATATCTAATCCCCAGTCCCACGCCCCAACAATAAAAATCACTCACAGTTGACATACCTCATAAAAACATCTACCATACCAGCTCCTTTACTTATTAGAGAGATTAAAATCATGTCAACCAAACAAAAAAATATCCCTGCATTAAATGACTTAAAATCGCTGTTTATTTACATAGACTCCTGCATTAATAACGGTGCATTAGCGAAATATGACGGCAGGCTCTACCCATCGGAGCTGTATTACGGCAAATCAGATGTTTTCATTAAGGCTATACTAGAAGAAGGAGAATCCCTATTTTGCATGACACAAGACGCTTCGCGCTATATAAAGATTAAAGGACATCGTATGCCTGAAGATAAGCTCGTTTGGTATTATCACAAAGGCAAGTACCCCATGACGGCAATGGAGCACGATAATGGCAACCTCATGGACTCGAGAATAGAGAACTTAACCGTCTCTAATAGTGTGAGAAAAAACACCGCTGATATTAAGAAAAATAAGTTAGCCCTTGCAGGACGCTTAGACCCAGCGCAGCTACAAAACACACCCACGAGTGGGGTGATGGGCATCTATTACACGACATCACAGTACAATGCCTATATGTGGAAAGTAGAGTACATAACCAACACCGTAAAAGAAGTGCCGTGTGATGCAGATGGCAACGTGATAGATTGGAAATCAAAAGGGTGGCACAACAGAAAAACCAAGCTCGTAACAAAACGCTCAAAAACCTTTATAGGCTTCTACCTCACGCTAGACGAGGCAAAACGCGCCTTGAGATTGCATACTAACGAGGTGAAATATGGGGTATGCAGATGGCATACAGACAACAAGATAAAAACACTATGCCACATGATAAGTAACCAGAAAGACGGGCTATATACCTATCTAAATATGCTCTCCTACAGGGAAATACTCCCACTCGAAACGGTAAGCGACATCGCAGATAAGCTAGGCTACGCCAACCGACCATTGCAAGTTAAGTCTGTATAAGAGCAAATACAACGGGTCTCAAGGAGGAGACCCAACCCATCACGCACCACTCGACTGCGTCTCGTGGAGGAAAGAAAACACTTGACAAGTGTAGCATTATGTAGTATAATATACCTAACAATCGAGCTATACCCAAGACCCGCAGACTTAATCTGCTGAACACATTTCCCACGTGGGAATTATGAAGTGCTGAACCAATCGGAGAATACCAATGAGACTTAAAGTAATGTTAGAAAAAGTAGAAAAAGCAATTAGATTCAGAAAACATATCGTGATGTTAGGTGATGACTATTGCTTAGTATATGACGACCACGAAGCCTATTTAAAAAACGTTTTTAACGACTTAAAACTACAGGGTTTCACTAGACCTAGATTTAAAGACGGTTGCCTTTATGCAACTCAACCTAAATAGATTTCCCACGTGGGATAAATGAACAGGAGAATAACATGAATATATTTATATTAGACACAAACCCACTGCTTGCGGCACGATTCCACTGCGATAAACACGTAGTGAAGATGATACTCGAAAGTGCACAGATGCTTTGCACTGCGATCAATGAGGAAGTAGGCACACCTATCACTCCTTATAAGAGCACACATAAAAACCACCCATGTACCAAGTGGGTTAGCGCATCAAGACATAATGCGCTGTGGTTACACACTCTAATGGAGTGCTTGGGTGAGGAGTACACTCACAGATACGGTAAACAGCACTTAACAATAGAGAAGATGCGTATCGCTCGCATCAAAGAGCTTGCATCATTAGTTCTGCCAGACGTACCACCAACACAGTTTGCACAGGCTATGCCAGACTACTGCAAAACACAGACGGATGCGGTTAGTGCCTACCGCAGCTATTATCTAAACGAGAAGCGTGACTTATTAAGATATACCAAACGTAATCTGCCCTATTGGGCGGAGGGTTAATATGTACAAAGACCCAGATAAACAAAAGGCGAATCGACTTGCATGGGAGCAAGCTAACCCTGAGAAACGTAAAGCTTCACGGGAGAAAGACAAGGAGAAGGCACGACTGCGTGCTAAGCAGTGGAGGCTTGACAACCCACAGAAAGTTATAGAGAACAACAAACGAGCCTATCAGAAAAGGCTTGACAAGTGTAGTAAAGAGTAGTATAATATAACCTAAATTAACATAGTTAGAATTAAGAGTCGTGACCTCAAGTCACTGCAACCACATTATTTAACACACATATTTCCCACGTGGGAAACTTCACGAGACGTAGTCGAGTGATGCAACTGGAGAAGAAAGATGAAAGACATATTTGATGTAGTAATCGGCTCAGTGCTTTGCACTGCATTCACATTCGCTTTCGTAGCGGCACTGACAATCATAGCGGGGTGATTATGAAGTTTACATACGAGTTAGAACCCCGTACAGCGGAGCTACTAAATTTAATAACAAACATTTCCCACGTGGGAAAACTTCACGATGTGATGCAACAGGAGAAAAAGATGAAGTTTATGTATGAGTTTGAACCCGAAACAGGGGAGCTGTTAATATTTATGGCAGACATCAGTCTGTTCATTAACGAGGACTACGAGGGTAACAAATACCCCGAAGTAGAATACGACAATCAGAAGTTGTGGTTGCATCTGTGGAGCAACGTGCTTGATGAGGTGGTTGAGATACCACTCGAAATAGACGGTGATGTATTTAATAAGTACATCAAAGATAACAAAGAGCTTGAACAAGCGGCTCTTAAACAATTAATAGGAGATAGAGATGGAAATTAACACCGAGAAAATGACAAACAATGAGTTCAGAAAAGCAAGTCTGCTTATCACTAAGGCTTGCGATATGAACATGGATCTCACCAGCTACGGTGAGGTGGGCGTAAATGAACACAATGGTAACGTGTACCTGTGGGTGGAGGACTATCCCTTCACCTTATATATCCCTAATGGGGAGCGCAACACCATCTATGCTTTATGGACTAACACCAACAACGGGGACGAGGTACAAACGCCAGTGCATGGTAAAAACTTAAGTAGATTACTTAAATGGTGCACCGCTCTCGATAGAGAGCACAACGTAGACTAACTTTTCCCACGTGGGAAACTTCACGAGACGAAGTCGAGTGATGCACGATGCACGATAAGTGCTGAACAATACTAATAAAGGTGAAAAAGATGAAACTAACAATAGTAATAGTAGAAAGAGCATATTTGTTTAGAATCCTCGCATTATTTAACTATTGCGACAATATGCTAGTAAGTGTAGGTAGATATAACTGTGAACTACAGCTAGACGACAGTCAACTAAACAAGCTTGAAAGAAGTGAATATGCTTTTACGAACACATTAAGAACTGTGTGAAGCAACAATACTAATAAAGGTGATTACGATGAGAGACTCAAGAAGAAACTATTTATTCCCACTCAAAGTGGGTGTGCCATATCTGATGGCGAGTGGGCTACGTAGAGTCTTCGACTCTATGGGAGACATAGCTTTTAATGGCTATGATGGTAATACTGGTGAGCACACCAGTACACGGCACTTTGATATAGTAGAGTTCTGTATCGAGGATGGTGTTTGGCTAACCCGTGAGTTTGGGGAGGTGATGGTAGCACGTCGAAGTGAGTTTGGTAGAGGAGGTGAGGAGTATCCATTCCATGCAATACCTATGAAACCAAGCAGAAAGAACCTCTTTAATGGGTTCGTAACCGAACATGGTTACGAGTTCGCTCATACAGAGCCGAGTGATAGGGTCAGAGGCTTAGACATTATTGGGTACGTCAGACCCGTATCGAGCGACGAAGCGCAAAACTATGTGTGGTTCAGAGATAGGGTAGGTGCAGATGAGTATCAGTTAGTGCATGACGATTTCCCTATTGCGTGGGACACAGGTGCTCACATCTCGACAACAGAGCCAGACTTGCTGGCGTACTTTCCAACACAGAAACACTGGGACAGTAGAGTTCCACAAAAGATTAAGGCGGGGAGATACCTTAAAAAGTATTTCCCCGATATGAGCGATGACTGGATACGTCAGAAGGCTAACCTGTTAACAGGTAACAAACGCACACTCAAAGTGCTAACCCATTGGTATGATATGTTTGTTGCATACCGTACACTCGATGTGAATGACATCGTGTCATCTTGCATGACAAAAGACTGCTGGCGTCCTGTCCATCCGCTGATGGTGTATCACGAGAGTGATGTGGTGCTGGTGGTGATGTATGAGTATGATGAACCCAAGGCTCGGGCACTGGTGAATAAGAATACCAAAGAGTTTAACATTATCTACGGGCAGTGGGAGCGTATGCTACCCATGCTTAATGCGGCGGGCTATACACACGGCTCGCTAGATGGGGCTAAGATAAATAAACTCCAGCGGTACCCACACGGTGTGGACTGGGACGACCTCAAAGAAAGTATTGAGGGTATTAGAACCACTGACATGAGCAACCTACTCATGCCGTACATCGATGGGCACCGTGACCACTCACGTGGTTGCAATAATGCAACAAGTGTAAACGTACACAGTGACAGCGTAGAGATACAAAAATACGGTGACTACGTAGCTAACGACTACGAGAACGCTTCACTCGCAGATAAAGAAGATGATTCACGTATGTGTGAAGTATGTCAAGAAGACTACTCGCAAGGAGATGGGTACTACCTCGAGTATGAGGGTATAGACTGCTGTGATTACTGCTACCACAACCGTACAGTGCGAGTTATAACGCACGTTAGCGCAACACGAGGTAACAGTTGGGAGGTTGTCACTGAGTATTATGCACGGGATAACTGCACCTATGTGGATGAAACTACGGAGTGGTACATGAGCACCGATGTAGCAAATCAAGCTGGGTGGGTGTATTCAGACTACCACGACTACTGGATGGCTAAGGACGACTGCGTTCAAATGGAAGACGGGGATTGGATAAGCGTGGACGAGGAAGGTATTGTCTTTACCTATGACGAGGAAGAAAGCGAGTACGTTTATATTCCCAAAGACACCAAGACACTCGACATAGTAGACCACACCATAGCCTTAGCCGCTTAACGGAGATGACAATGAAAAAATTATATAACGCCGAAGCAGTACGTACACTACAGCCTATCCTGCACTATATCTTAAATGATAAACGACCAACGAATAGCCCACAGCACTGCTTGGCGTTTACAACAGCACTGCTAAACACGCTCAACATTTCCCACGTGGGAGATATGCACGGCAACATCACAGTCGATAGAGGTGGTGACACCTGCTTCACAGCACACACGGATACGGTAAACAATAAACTCGGAGAGAATGCTCTGGTGCTTGACAGTAAAGGCTTAGTGCGAGTCGAGGGAGGTGGTGTACTGGGCGCTGATGATGGGGCTGGTATGTATGTGATGATACGTATGATACTCGCTGGCAAGTCTGGGCTGTATGTGTTCTTTGCAACAGAGGAGCAGGGACGCGTAGGCAGTAGTAACTATGCAATGCCCGAGCATATCAAGAAGTGCGTGTCGTTTGACCGCAAGGGTTATGACAATCTCATTACCCACCAGATGAGTGAGGAAGGGTGTAGCGTAGCGTTTGCTGATGCGTTCATAGCGCAGTTCGACCTGCCGTATAAGAAAGACCCGACAGGTAGCTTCACGGACAGCTATACGTTCTTTGAGACGGTGAGTGAGTGTATCAATCTCAGCGTGGGGTACTTTGACCAGCATACCAAAAACGAGTCGCTCGATGTGGTGTTCCTCGAAAAGCTAGTGGATGCGTGTATAAGCATGGACTGGGAGAGCTTACCTGCTAAGCGTGACCCGCAGGTGTATAGGTTCACTGTGGGCTACAAGTATGGCAAGACAGACTGGGGTGATAAGTCTTACGGAGATTGGGGTAATTACGGGGCATATAAACATAAACACTTTAATGAATCGATGGAGGACTATGTGTACGATCATCCAGAAATAGTAGCGGCATACCTAGAAGATATTGGTGTAGAGATTAGTGAGCTTAAAATTTATGGGAGGGCTTTTGATGCGGAGGTGTGATGGGTAATGTAATATCGATGGCGAGGTATAGAAAGGTTGAGATTCCACGTGATGCTATGGCTCGCGTGGAGATACTGAGTAGTGGCAAGCTTCATATAACCATGAGTGCCAGTGACGACGGCATAGTATGTGAGGAGTGCAACCTACCTAAATGGTTTAAAGACTGCTATCTATACCTTAAAGAACGGGTGTCCTCTAATGAAGAAGGCACCGTGTCAGTAGAATTTGGGATGCGCTTAACTGATAATTTATTTTATATTTCATGTAAATCATGTTAAATTAGCTTCAGTTCCGTTAGTGTACTCTCCTTGATTAGCCCATCTTCGGGTGGGCATTTTTTCCGCATAATGATGCGTGGTGTAGCATGAGCCAACAATATGAACAAGCTGACCTTGATGAAGGATGGCTGTATGATAAATTAGACAGGCGTAGGGTACGACCTACTGAAGAACAAGTAGATAAGTTCTGCGACATGGTGTGGGAGCTGATGCGAACACGTGGTTTACCAGATAAAGATGCACGGTCTATGGCGTTAACTGAGGTGTTTGGGAGGTAGTATGCAGTATAAAGATGCGCTGGACTATGAGGACAGTCTTAAGTTAGGAGAAGGTGTGAAGTTTGATAACGAGAAAGTAGATTGGACGCTTGTGCCATTCAAGGCGATGGAGCCAGTGGTTAGAGTGCTTGAGCATGGCGCGAAGAAGTACAGCGCAGATAATTGGAAGATAGTTAAAAACGCTAGGCACAGATACTTAGCGGCGGCGTATCGTCACATGAATGCTATCAATGATGGTGAGTGGGTTGACGACAAAGAAACAGGTGGCTCGGGTGAGCCTCATGCAGCGCACGTTATATGCTGTATGCTATTTTTATTATGGTTTGATATGGTAGGGTATAAAGATGAATAACGATATGGATTTCCCACGTGGGAAAAATGATATGAGAGATTACTTCGCGGCAAGAGCATTAACTGGATTGCTAGCAAACCCAGAAGTCTATAAGTATGTACGTGATGGTAACTTTGGTATTGTGGCTTATAAAATAGCGGACTCAATGATTGATGCAAGGGATGGAGATGGTGAATGAAAGGGGATACAGTAAACCAT